TTAATTTAAAATTTAAAAAAAGTTATGGCATTTTCATTAACAAACAATTTACCTGCTGTTGACCAATACGATGTAAATAAGTACATTGTTTCTCCTTTATTTTTAGGTGGAGAGCTTTTGTCTTACATGGATGTTCTTCCTAACATTAAAGGAACAACAAAGATTGACCACTTAGGTAAATTAACAAAAATTACTAAAGGATTTAACAACGGTGCTTTTGCGGGTGCAGGTTCAGGAACTTTCTCTGCAGTAACTATTGCTCCTGCTCGAGTTGAAGCAGAAGTTGAATTTAGAGCACATTCTTTATTCGGAAAAATGAAAGGTCAGCTTATGAAGGCTGGTCACGATTTTGACAACATTGATGGTTCTATAGTAAAAACTGCTTTACTTGGTCTTATTGGTTCAGGTATTAAGCATGACTTTAATCGTCAAATAATATTTAACGACGTTAACTCTAGTTCATCTAACTTTGATATGTATGATGGATTATTTAGAACTGCAAAAGAGGCGGGTTGTACAATGTTAACTAACGCTGACTTAAGTGGTTCTGCAAATGACGCTGCATTAGCTGCAGGTGGTGGTATTGAGATTCTTGCAGATATGTACGCTGCTGCTTCTGCTGAGCTTAAAGCTGCTCCGGGTCGAGTATTTATGGTAAACGGAGCTATTGCTGATGACTACCAAAAAACTTTAGAGACTGGTTCTAACTATGCTGCTGCAGCTTACGGAGCTTTAGTAGATGGTGGTAAAATGAGCTACAGAGGTATTCCTATCGTAGTTCGTAGAGATTGGGACGCTGTAGTTACTGCTGACCACGCTGCTCTTTCTTTCACTAGCAATGCTACTGAAGATTACTGTGCGATATTAACTTGTCAAAACGCTTTCATCGTAGGTACAGACTTTGATGAAACTCGTGCTGAACAATGGTACTCTCAAGACAACAAGTCTTACCGATTTAGAGTATCTTATATGGTTGGATGTGCGTTACCTAACTCTGAGTTAGCCGTAGTTTATACACCTGACGCTATAGCATAATATAGTATAATGATTAATATAAGAAGGGGTTGGGTTTCTACCCTTCCCCTTTTTTTTATAAAACCTTAATAAAAATAAATAGCATGGCAATTACAGCAATTCCCGTAAACAATGCAGACCACTTTGCTAAAGGTGGTGTGAGAAAAATAGAGATTGCAGACTATACTACAGGTGGGCAAAATATAACATACACTCCCGCAACTAACGTTGCTGCGGGAACTTTAGGCTCTAATATAGTTACAGTTGAATTTGAAAAAGAGAGTGCTAGTATGGCTATATCTTCAACAAGCGAGTTGACGGGTATGCAAACTCATACTATAACTGTAGAAGGGTATATTCCTGATATTACTAATGACAAACTTGAAGCTTTACAACAGCTTTTAGACTCTCCTTTAGTAATTAAAGTTTATACTTGGGACGGAGTAGAGTATTTAGTTGGTTGGGAAGAAAGTTCTTCTTATAGCGCATCACATACAGAGTTCCCTGCAGTTCTTTCTACTTTAGAAACTGCTACAGGCTCTGCATTATCTGACCAAAATGGTTGTTCTTTAACATTTACTTGTATGCAAGTTCACTTGCCTGCAACATTTTAATATTTAAAAGTAAGAAAAAATGGCATTAACAGATTTAGTAACATCTTTCACAGGTCGAAAAGACAAGGTAGGTGGTATAAAGGAAATAAATATTTGGCAGGTATTAAACAGCGGTCATGCGGCGACAGATTCCGCAAATGGAACGGTTGGTACAGGCGTTATAACAAGCTTCCTTCTCCCTTCAACAGCAGGTAATGTTGCAAATTACAAGTTTGCTCAAGCAACGGGTAAGATGGACGTTTCAATGACTCAAGAAAAAGGTTTAGCTTTATGTACAATATCTATTGAAGGGTATATTCCAAACTTAACAAAAGCTGAGTTTAACGCTTTATTAGAACTTAGAGGTAAGTGTTTAATGGCTCAAGTTATTACAAACGCTAAGTACGGCGCTGCGGGTTCAAGAACTCAAAACAACCTTTTAGTTGGGTGGGATAACATTTTAGGTACTCGCGAAAGTTCAGGAGGTTATCTATGGACTGATTTCGGTTTATTTTTAGAGTCTATAGAAGGTTCTACAGGAGCTGAAATGGCTGATGGAACAGGAGCTACAGTAAAACTTACTGCAGTTCAAGGAGAACTTCCATACGCTACAGAAGCATAATATATAAGATTAGTAGGGGGAAACTAAGGAAGTACCCCTCTAATTTCTTATATTTGTCTAATCATTATACCTAAATAATCGTGGCTAAAAGAGAAAGAGACTCTAAAGGAAGATTTGTAGCTAGCTCTACAGCATCTACTATTAATAGAAAAGCAAGTGGTAGGCTTAAGTTTGACATAGTAAACTTAGCTCCTATGCCTGACATTAAAGAACGTCAACATAATATTAACAGCAAACAATATTATAAGTTTGGTGAAGATAACTTGTTCCCTCAATATCTTGCTGAGCTGAAAAGAAAATCTAGCACGCATAGAGCTATCCTATCTCAAAAGGCAACCTACACAGCAGGTAGTAAAATAACTACTATAAACGCAAAATTACAAGACTACATAAATGAGGTTAACCCTTCAGGTCAGTCTTTAAGAAATCTTTTTAGATTAGTTGTAGATGATTTTTACACATTCGGTAATTCATATATAGAGTTTGTTGAATACGATGGAGGGTGTAATATGTATCATATAGATTCAACTATGGTAAGGGTTGGTAGAAATTTAGATAAAGTTTTTATAAATCCTGACTGGACTCACTATGATGTAAAGGATAAAAAAGTTAGAACCGTACCTATGTTTCCTAACTTTCAAAATGGTCGTTCAATTTTAATGTTTAAAGACTATGAAAGTGGATTCCAAAGATATGGTATTCCTGATTATATAGCTGCTGCAGAAAGTGGTTCTATAGAAATAGATTATCTTATACAAAAATATAATCGCTCTAAGTTTGAGAACGGCTTTATGCCTTCTGCTATTATAGAAATAGATGGCTCAATGAGTGATGATGAGGCTGAAGAATTAATCTCTTTAGCTCAAGACAAGCTTACAGGTGAAGGTAATAATGGAAAAATATTATTCCTTGTTCGTGATGGGGCAGGAGCAGGAGGCTCTAATGTTCAGATACTTAAAGATGATAAAGACGGAAGCTTTATGGAGTATCAGGAGTTAACTCGTAATAATATAGTGACAGCTCATAGATGGCAACCTGCATTATCAGGAATTGTATCTAGTGGTAAAATGAATAACACGGGTAGTGAGATTAGAATATCTTATGATTTGGTTATGAGAACTGTTATTCAAGACACTATTGAACAAGTGTTTAAACCTATGAGAGATGCTTTAGGGAAGATTTTAAAAACAGACGCGTCTTCATTAGAGGTTCAGTTTGAATCCCCTATAGGCTTTGCTGCTGATATAGATATAACTAAAATTGCAGATGTAAACGAGCTTAGAAGCCTAATTGGATTAGAGGAAAGAGCTGAATTAGAAGATGTATATTTAGAAGACTTAAAAGGAACAGACAATGGCAGCACACGATTATAGACAGTACACTAATTTAATAAGTAAGAGTGAGGTTATATCTACAGCCATGACTCACTCTAATATGGATTCAGCCTTAATTGATGACAAGGTAATACTTATTGCAGAAATAACACATATTAAACAACATTTAGGTGATTATTTTTGGGGTGAATTAAGGAGAAAACATGACCCGTCAGTAAATTCTTTAAGCGGTAATGAAACAACTCTTTTAAATAACTATATAGTTCCATGTTTAGCTTATTATGTTAAATATGAAATTATAAACGATTTGCAGTACAATACAACAAACTCAGGTATTGTTACTAACGATGATGATTGGAGTGACCCTGTTGACTCTGCTGAAATGTCAATACTAAAAGATGATACCTATAGAAAGGCTGAGATTTTAAGAAAAGACATGATGGAGTGGTTAGACGACACAAAAAACAATGATGTTTTTCCTGAATACGAACACGCTGACAACGATAAATACTTATATGGTGACAACGTAGTTCGTCTTGGAGGTATATTAGCTTATGGGAACAAAATAAACAGACATGTTTCAAAAAAGTTTAACGACAGAAGAGATGAACGATACTATAGCTAAAATAAAAGATACGATAGAAATAACTGCTGTAAACGGTGGAGCTGTAGCTCTTTCTACTATGAGTGAAATTGAACAAGGATTAAGAATATTATCTTTAACGTTTGCAATAGTTTATACGGCAATTAGAATATTTCAATTAACTAAAAAGAAAAAGTAATGCCTACTAACGATTATAACAGTTCGGCTCTAATATATAAAGCTTTATTTGACGCCCTTAATAGAACGCCAACAGTTGCTTTAGTTCCCGAAAACGAAGAGTACAATAGAGATGAGCTTTTACACTATATAGAAGAAAAGTTTAAAACAGGTGTAAAGGGAGGTATAACTGCTGAAAATTTAAGAGCAATACTTCATACCATCGTAAAATCATCTATAATAAAACAAGATGATGAAAGAGTGGGTGTTTTAATGTGTCACTCTATATACATGAGTACGGGGGCGGCAGACAGGTGGTATTACGGTAGTTATAGTTATGGTTGGAGTTATGTTAATTGGAGTCAATACATAACGAACGCAACCTTAACTGACACCGCTCTTCCATCAATATCAGGTATATATTCTCACATGGGAGTTGATGTACCTTTTCCTCTTTACAACTTTACTGTTTACGGAAGTATAACTAAGGCTACAGGTACAGGAATTGTTGACCTAGTTGTTTATTACGCAGATAATGACGACAGCGCTAACGCAACACTTCAAAATGTAGTTCACTTGGCGACAGTACAAGTTGATTGTGCTGTAACAAATACAAGTTACCCTTATTCTCAAGGAGTTACAGGAACAAAAATTATACCTGAAGGTAAAAAGATTTTTGCTTTTATAAGAAATACTAGCTATTCTTCTGCTGAAAAAATAAAAGTTACGCTAGGCTATAAATACACAAGTAAGGTTTCTTCTTCAGACTCATTTACCTTAAGTAGATAGTTTAATGAAAGTAGTTTTAAATAGGCTTTTAGATACAGGGAAGTCAACGTTAGGGAAACTTACAATACACGACGAATTAAAAGAGTGTTTTTCTTGCAAAACCTTAGAACTTTCTTGGAAAGATAATAAAAGAAGCGTATCTTGCATACCTCGAGGCGAGTACCTTGTTACTGCTAGATTTTCAGCAAGACATGGTGAGCACTTTTTAATAAATGAAGTTGAGGGTAGGGAGTATGTTTTAATACATAGCGCAAACTATCATTATCAACTTAGAGGTTGTATAGCTGTAGGGAAAACTTACGCAGACATAGATAAAGATGGGGAGATAGATATAACATCTAGTAGAGATACTATGGATAAGTTATTAGACATTCTTCCTGACTCATTTTACATAACTATAATTTAATAAAAATGATTGAGTACATTTCACAAAACGGAACTGACATTATTGCTATTGTTGTTGCTATTATGGCTGCAGTAAAAGTTATTGTTAGATTAACCCCTTCAGTTAAAGATGACGAGGTTTTTGGAAAAATAGATAAAATTTTAGAATTTATTATCCCTAACTATGGGTCTAAGAAGGAAGAATAGGAAAGACTATAAGGCATCAAAAGATGTCGTTGAAAAAACTAAACCTGTGATTAATCCTAAAATAACAGTAGGAGCAAAGATATTATCTTTTATTGTACCTAAAATGTTTAGGGATAAAAACGGTAAATGGTCTAGCAAAAGAACTATTGGAGGTGTAATAGCAGTAGCTGCAGTACATCAAATTGAGGTGTCTAGTGATGTTACTTGGCAACATTTAGTTATGCTTGCATTAGCTGTCGCTACGGTTTATGCGCCTGATTCTAAGTAAGGGATTACTAAAGGTAGTTTACCTTCGTTTAAAACAACTCCACAAGAAAGCTTGTATGATTTTGCGAAATGCTTTGCGTAAGCCATTGCGTAGCTTTTTCTATCTACACCGCACCCTACTTGCATACCCCAATGCTTTCCATTATATATTACTGAAGCCTCAGTATGGATGTGCCCTTGCACTACTGAGCAGCCAAACTGTAAAGCTTTGTTAGCTGCAGCGTTTCGACCTGAAGTACCTGTTCCGTGAACATAAAGAACGTCTCCTATATGATGGTGCTCTTTAAAGTCCCAGCCTTCAACACCTAAAACCTCATCAAAATCTCTAATCCAAACTTTAGATATTCCGCTATCAAAAGCTTTTCTTCTGACTATAGCGTCATGGTTTCCTATACAAACCTTAGCAATAGGAAAAGCTTCGTGCCACATTTGTATTTTATCTATAGCTCTATCTAACTCTTCACCTGCTCCATACCCATCAGGGTCTTGTCGGTGGAAGGAACTGTAATGAGAGTCTATAACATCCCCTATAAACACAACCTCAGAACATTGAAACTTACGCATCTGTTCTTGGCAATGCTCAAGGTATCCTTCTAAACAAAATGGTTCGTGAATGTCACCTATTACTAAAACATTTCCTGTTGATGGTGACTTTGCTCTTCGGGAACTTTTAATTAAGTCCCACTCAAACTGAGAGAGTCTTGGTCGGTATTGTTTATCCATAACAATGCAAAGGTAGTAAAAAAAAGTAACCCCTGCAAACGCAAGGGCTACCAACTAACTAAAAAACAATTATGCAGAGATAATCAGGGAATAATCAAATATACTACTTCTTTTCTTTTAACCACTCATCAGGAATAATTTTCTCACACCATTTTATGTCATTTTTTTTACACCATTGAGCATAAGTAGTTTTACTTCCCTTTCTTATCTTATTATTTGCGCTTTGAAAAACAAATCTAATATCTAAATTTGGATGTTGCTCCTTGATTAACAAGTGCTTGTCTCTATCAGCCTTTACAAGCCGACCCTTAACCTCTATTATTATTCCGTTAGGTAGTATTATGTCAGGCGTGTAGTGATGGTCACTTGCAGGAATTGTGTAGTTTATCCTTATTGCTTCGTAAGCAATGTCCTTTACCCTTCTCTGTTTCAAGTTCTTCCAAACTCGATGTTCGAGTCCACTTCGGAATCCTGCTTTTACAGCAGCAGTCCTCACAACACTCTTTCTCTTTTTCCTCATGAATTAGTTTTTCTAAGTAAACAGCTAAATCCATAGCCTCCTCTTGAGCATGTACGAGCCACTCTAAGCGACTTAAATCGTTGCGCTCCATAGTAACACCATATTTATTTTTACCCTTACTAGAGCGTGAAAGTATCTTTAATACTACTTCGTTTTCTATTGAACTCATTTGTTTACATTTTGAGTTACAAAGTTAACAAATTCCAACTCTTTTTCCAAAGCTTTCTTCTTCCAAGTAACCATTTCTTGTTTATAGTAAATCATTTTGAAAAAACATTGATTAAATAAAACTAAGCAATTACTTAACTCATCAACCCTTTTTTCCTTTTTATCGTAAACATCAGGGTTTAATCTACCTGCGCTATCTATTAATTCGCTTCTCATTTTATCAACCTCTACTAACATTTCTGAGTAGGCGTGCATAAAATTATTTTCTTCATTTGTTGCTTGCGACTCTCTAAGAGTCTGCATTGCCATTTCCGCTATCTCCATATTCATTTACCTCTATTTCTTCTTTATCGTCTGTTGAATCAGTAATCCAGTTATCCCAAGTCTTTCTTGCTATCTCCTTGTTTATCTCTTCTTGAGATTTCGGCTCTTCCTTCATATTCTAAATGCTCTTTTTTGATTTGAGCTCTCCAAGCAAGGTATTCGTGGTGGTCTTGTTCCCTCCAATTACCTGTAATTCTCATCTGCTCATTTATTAAAAATTCTTTATACCTTCCCATAATTAAAACTTTAATTTTTCTGATTGATTTACATCAACACTTACTGCATTTAGAGGGTCGACAAACATCCCTCCTTTGTTTTCGTTTAGATATGTAAATCTACAACTTTTTGGGGAATACTTCAAATAGACAGGTCTATCCTCTTGAGTAGGCATACCTACTAGCTTTTGAAACTTAACCTTTCTAACATGAAGCTCGGTAGTGTCCCATTGTTCGCTATTTAAATGCCTATGAACAACAATAAAATTATCTGTTCTGTTTGCAAACATTCCTCCAAACTCTACATCATACATAGATGGAGCAGGAACTCTACCTGACTCATCTTTTCTTCTAGCCGCAGTTGTTCCTGCGTGAGTTGTCAATATAAACTTAACGTGATGTTTTTGCTTAAATCTCCTAACATTTGAAAGCATATTGTAGTAGTAATCATATTTACTAAAACCGTTTTCAACCCTTAAATCATTTAAAGGGTCTATTAAACAACCATCATACTTAACAACTTCCATTTGTTCTTCAAACGCTTTTAAGACATCTGTAGCGCTTGGCTGCTCCTCAAAAGATAGTATAGTAAAGTGGTCTAACACCCAATCAATCGCTGTGCTAAACTCATAAGCCTTCATTCTATCACTCCTATCTTTATCAGAGCTTTTTCCAATAAACATCTCAGCTATATCTGTAATCATATCCCCAACGGGCTCATTCTCAGGGCAATAACAAAGCCACTTCCATCCATATCTCATAGAAGCATTTAACATTAGATAAAACATTGTTGTTGTTTTACCTATGTTTGCCATACCCATAATCACATCTAACTCACCCTTCCTATATTTATAGTGAGGGTCTAAGTTTGGTATACCTGTACTTACACCTTTAGGCAATCCATTCCTGAAGATGTTTCCCGTATACCTCTTTATATCATCTCTATCCGTTATCTTATACATCGTAAAATCTTCTTTGAGAGTTAGCTACATCTTCACTAAATGATTGCTTATTTTTTATAGGTTTTTCAGCTAAATATTCCTGAAACTTAGTTGCATTAAAAAGAGTTGAAGGTCGTAAAAACTTATCCCATTCTGTATTAAGCCATTGACCACATTTTGTATCTATAACTCTCATAAAATCTTCTAAGACATACCCCTCGTTTTCTCTTGCAATAATTATTTTAGTAGATGAAGGTGCGTCTCTAAAGTTCTTTTCTGCTTTTAAATTCAAGTAATCTATTACAGCCTTAGCTAAAGGTGAGCTAGTTTTTACGGTTTTAAAATTCGTTTTCTCTACAACCTTTATCTCTTTATTCCCATAACTAACACACCTTATAATTCTTTTATCAACCTCTTTATTATCTTTATAAATCAAAGAAACTGATATTAAATTCTTCTTAGCTAAAGAAGATATAACCCTACTAACACTTGACTTGCTTAAGTTAAAAAACTTAGCGAAATAAGCGTTACTTGCAATACAACCAGACTCGTTATCTAAACTATGTATTTCTGCTAAAAATATTTTTTCTTGCATAGATATTTCATTGGACTCCCAAATTTCTTTCGGAATCCATATTCCCTTGAAACCTCTGCCCATAGTTTAATCCTCCCAATCTTTTAGGATAGCACCAAATTCTTTTTCGTAAGCCTCTTCGTAATAAAGTCTATGTTTGTTGCATGTATGCCAAGCTCCTTGACAAACCTTTGTTACTGCCGCAGGGTTTCTATCTAAATATTTAGCACAACTCCTTACGCTACCAAAGTATATAACTTCTTTGTAGTTATCTGATGTTTCATCAATACAAACAGCTACTACGGGTCTTGAATACCCTCTATTAATTTGTTTGTTTTCCATTTTTTATATCGTTTATTAAGGCTAATATAGCATTACACTTAAACTCGTTACTCTTCCTTTTATAGAGGATGGACGTAACAATTTCTCTATCAGTTCTCGTTACACCTAAAACGTTAGTGTCTATACTATCTTTATACAACTTATAAGTCTTGTCGTAAAGAGAGTAATCCTTAACATATTTTAGCGAATGTATAACTGTAGCGTGATGGCAATTAGTTAAGTTTCCAATCATCTCGTAAGTCATATTAAAGTTTTCTCTAAGGTAATACCTTAAGAAATGTTTTGCAACAACTCCGTCTCTTTGCCTTGATTTAGAGAGCATATCAGCCTCATCAACTCCCGTTAATTTAGTGATAAACCCTAAGGCTTCGTGTAGGTTGTCCCAATTTCTATGATTTATCTTCATTGTTTTTTATATGAAAAGAGTAGTTGTAAATTTTAGTAGCATTTTCAATAAGGTCTTCAATCTTTTTTGAAAAAGGTGACGCTAATTCTAAGCACTTAAATCTAAAGTCGGCTTCCATTGTAATTTGTTTAAGCCTTTTATTCATTTCTGTTTGGGTCATTTTATTTGACATAACTAAACACTTTAAGGGTTAAGTAAAGGGGACGAATCCCCCTTACGAAAAAATATATGAGTAAATAATTAGAAAGGTACGTCTGTAGCGTGATACTCAGACTTGTTTACAGTTGTTGCTGTTTCAGAATCAATCTTCCACGCATCAATATTGTGGTAGTACTTTCCGTTATACTCTCTTGAAGATAAGTTAAAGTGAGTTGTAATAACGTCACCAACTTTGTGAGAATCTAACATCGGCACTTTTTCACCGAACAATGTAAAGCAAACTTCTTTCGGGTATTTATCTTCTGTCTTTACAACAAATGATTTTTTTACCCAATCTTTACCTGCTTGAGTTGTTCCTTTTTCTACGTCTAGGACTTTCGTAAGAGTCCCTTTAATCGAGTTTTGCATAATGTAATTTAGTTTATATTTAAGTTATCGATTTCCGAATTTCCATAATCAATATGTAATATTGCTTTTCTTGCTTGAGCCCTAAAAGTCTCGTTCTTAAAAAGCTGTATTAATATTTCAAATAATTCTTCTTCATCAGCACTCACAGCATATTCCATCTCTAAGTGCTCTTCATTAAAATCTACATAGTTCCCTACAATTAATACTGAAGCATCATTGTTTTCTACTAATGATTTTAACATTTTTTTAAGCATTTCCTTATCATCAAAGCCCATACAAATATACTTTATTTAATTTAAAAAACATAATTTAAGCTAGGAATTTCAAAGGTTTCAGACAGCCTTGAGTCATCTGCTTCAGTACATATCTTTACTAAATCAAAGTTTTCCTGAAACATAGTTAAGTGATTATCATCTTTGTAGTAATCTCCGTAAGCATTTATCGTAACAAGCAAAGCTTCGTGAGATGAGTAGCACTCAGATAACATCTTCTTAGCAGTCTTTTGACCAATTCTTGGGACACCAACAATATTATCAGTTGAATCCCCCATAAGAGCTTGCTCATACAACTTCATCCAAGCGTCATCCTCAGAAATATCATAAAATTCAGATTTATTCCAATTATAATGACAGCCCATAATCTGAAGGAGGTCTTTATCTATACTGCAAATACAAGTGTCTTCCATTTCTGTTTGACATATACCTAAAGCATCGTCAGCCTCAATACCATTAACAACCTCACACGACCATTGATTAACTAAGTAATCCCTAGCATTATCAAGGTGCTCAGGTATAATCATATCCTTACGATTACCCTTGTAAGGTTTTGTTTTAGCTATACGTTTTCTAAAGTTCCCTTTACCTGTTATAAACCCAATATAACTTGTACATTTAGTAGCGTGGAAGATATGTTCAAACATTGAGTCTATAGTTTCATATAGCATTTCAATGTCATCACCTTCATGTTTCCACGCTGCTCTGTACATCATTATATCTGCGTCTATAAGAGCTGTTTTTATAACTCTATTTGACTGCATCAAACGCTTGTTTTAAAGATTCGGATTGTTCTTTAGTGATGTCGTAATCACCCATTCTTGACTTCACAACATCCCCTTTACCATTTGAAATGGCGTCAATCATTGAAGATAATTTTGATGGAGTAAGTTTCAGTTTAGTCTTGAAAGACTCTCTTACTTGAGTAACATATCTATTATCAT